TCCAATTTGACAGCCGCTACGTTAGAATGCGCCCAGCGACCGGGCAGCATCGCCCGAGATGAGGTGAGCAATATGCCGTCTGGAAGGCTGACAGACTATTCGCCAGAGATCGTTGAGAAGGCGTGGGAATACGCCAACGGAGGCTGGATCAAGGCGGGCGACAAGGTGCCGTCAGTTGCCGGTCTGGCTTGCGAAATCGGCATGCACCGTGAGACTTGCTACGATTGGGCGCGGGACAAGGACAAGGTTTTTTCTGACATCCTCAAGGCAATCGCGCAAAAGCAAGAGCGTGAGTTGCTGAATAATGGCCTGTCTGGTGACTTCAACTACTCGATCACCAAGATGATGCTGTCCAAGCACGGCTACTCTGACGCGACGAAGCAGGAACTGTCTGGGCCATCAGGCGGCGCAATACCAATCGAGATCAAGCGAACCATCATAGATCCATCAGAGGCGTGACATGGGCATTTTCGATTTTCTCACCCCGAAAACTGACGGATTTGCATATGACCCAATGCGTCTGCCTGCCGGGGCTGATCCAGAAAATGATCCTGTTGTCGGTTATGATGAGTTGGGACAGAAAATCCGCAGGTCGCGGTTCGACGGCACGCAATACTTGTTTGAGATGACGCCGCCCAAAACGCAATCTGTGGTCAAGGGCGCGTATCGTGAGGCAACAGCCAACCCGCTGGGCTTTACTGGTGACTTGCTCAGTAATGCCGTGCAAAGCGCTTGGGACGCCATCTCAGTGCCAGCCAGATCAATGGCAGGCGAGCCAATCACTTACGGAGATATTGCTGGGCTGACAGGTATGGTGACGCTTGGCGCTGGCGCTGGCACCGCACCTGCTGGAGCATTGCGCATGGGTGCAGCGCGTGATGGCCGACCACCGCTAACCTTTGCCGATGTGGAACGTGTGATGATGGCACCATTCGACATGGGGCGTGGCATGGGGGACAACGGTGGTCCACCACTTAGAGAGGTTGTGCGTCCAAGAAGCTATGAGCGCGTTGGCTTAGATATTGCAGAGAATTTGAGAGGCGTGCCATCTGCCGCAGAAATCTCTGGGCGTGGGCCGACAGCGCCCGGCGCTGGCATGACAGACATTAAATCGCAAAAGCCAACTGCACTCTCCGGCAGTTACAGTCGCGGATTCATTGACGAAGAATTGGTTGCCCCAATTCAGTCAAGCATAGCAGACCTTGAGGGCCGGACGCTGATGGGAATTGTTGGGGACACGTCTGGTCGGCAGCGCGTCACGCAGGTCAACGAAGATGTTTTTGAGACCCCAATCGATACACAGGGCGGCTTCCAATATATTGATCGCCCCGGACAGGGATATGCTGGTGCGCAAACTGCAACATCCAGCAAACTCAACGAGGCAAGCAAAACTGAAGACCCATTCTACATCAGCTTGCTGATGGGCGAACAATCGCCCGACTTTGCTGTTCCAACCTCGCAGATTTTTGGCCAGATGCTTAAGGGCGCCCCAATCGCCACAAAGAACATCCCCACAATTGACGAAGCTATCCGTGGCATTGGCATGTCTGTGGTGAAAAAGAAGATTGTTGATGGGCAAGAAGTCAAATACAGCGAAACAATATACCCATTCGGAGATTTCAAAAGCATTGGAACACCGGGCTACTTTGATGAGTATGTGGCTAGTCTCCCGACTGGCACGCAGCGTGCGGCACTTCTAAAGGGATTGGATAAGGCAAATCTCCAAAAGATGGGTCTGCCAAAAGTTTCCGATGCTCGCGCAGCGATGATGGACGAAGCCCAGATTGGCATGGATTGGGGATCGACAGGCTATCGCGGGTTTACCCCAGACATTGAGCGTGGCGCATTCCGCACAACGCCCGATCAGTCGTTAACATATCAGGCTGGCGTTGATAAGGTCGGTGCTGCAAGAACGCTTACTGGCCAAGGCCGTGGCATACCCTATGCGCTGACATTCCCTGATTTGGCGGCAGAACTTCGTGCAAAGGGAACTGGCGGTGGCCTTGAGCTGACAAGCCCAGCATATAAAGTGTTTGAGGGAAGCCCTAAGCGCGCAAAGCAACCTGTCACGCCTCTTGTCGTTGATCTTGTTTCGACATTTCGTGAAATGGAAGACAGATTTGGCCGACGCTCTGCGCTAGGGTTTGCCCGTGACACGTTAAAGGACATAAAGGTCACCAAGGAAATGATTGAAGCTGCTCGACGCGCCAATGCCCCGACTTGGATGATTGCCCTAATGTCATCCGCTGCGCTATTGTCTCAAAGCCCAGAAGAAGAAGGTATTTAAGGCTCAGTAATGAACCTAAACATCAACACGCCACGCTGGGCTGTTCCAATCCTCAAGAAAGAACACGCCCGCTACATTGGCGCATTCGGTGGGCGCGGCTCTGGCAAATCAACCTTCTTTGCTGAGTGGATCGTTGAGCGCTGCGTGATGAAGCGCACAGATGTGGTCTGCGTTCGTGAGGTGCAGAAGTCTCTCAAGCAATCCGTCAAGAAGCTGATCGAAAACAAGATACAGGAACTTGGCGTTGGGCACATGTTTGAGGTGCAGCAGGCTGAGATCAAATGCCCGCACGGTGGCGTCATCATCTTTCAGGGGATGCAGAACCACACAGCCGACAGTATTAAGTCGCTTGAAGGCTTTGACATCGCTTGGGTGGAAGAGGCGCAGTCGATCAGCCAGTTTTCTCTAGACCTATTGCGCCCGACAATCCGCAAGCCCGGATCGCAGTTGCTGTTCAGTTGGAACCCGCGATATGAAGATGATCCAGTTGAGACGCTGCTGCGTGGAAGCAACGCTCCGACCGACAGCATCGTGGTCGAGGTCAACTATTCCGAGAACCCGTGGTTTCCTGACGTTCTGCGGGATGAGATGGAATACGATCTCAGACGTGATCCAGATAAATATCTGCACGTCTGGAAAGGCCAGTATGTTCGCAATAGCGAAACCAGAGTGTTCAAGAACTGGGTGATTGAAGACTTCGACGCGCCGCCAGATGCTGTCCATCGGTTCGGCGCGGATTGGGGCTTTGCATCTGATCCGACAGTTTGCGTTCGCTGCCACATCATAGGCCGCAAGCTATACATCGACTATGAGGCGTATCAGGTCGGCTGCGAGATCGTGGACACGCCATCGCTGTTCATGTCCATTCCAGAGGCTGAGAAGTGGCCTATGGTGGCAGACAGTGCACGGCCTGAGACAATCAGCCACATGCGCAAGAACGGTTTCCCCAAGATACAATCAGCCGTCAAGGGCGCGAAGTCTGTTGAGGAAGGCATCGAGTGGCTGAAGTCGTTTGACATCGTTGTGCATCCACGCTGCAAGCACACGATTGACGAACTGACGCTGTATAGTTTCAAGACCGATCAGATGACGGGCAAGATTCTTCCCGTGCTGGAAGACCGCGACAACCATGTGATCGACGCGGTTCGCTATGCTCTTGAAGGTGCGCGGCGGGCTAACGCACAGCAGAAGCCAAAGGCCCGGCCAGTGGTCACAATGATGCCGATGGCAAGGTGATTGTTTTATCCGCCAAAAGCGCCTATAATGGCGCGAAATGAATTGCGAGGAACTGCCGTGGCAAGAATGACCAGAAGCGAACGGCTTGCAACAGTGCATCAGGATGCGCTGCAAGAGTTCGACGACATTCAAAGTGCCATGCGTGAAGGCCGTCTGCAATGCCTTGAAGATCGCCGCTTTTATTCCATTGCCGGGGCGCAGTGGGAAGGCAACCTTGCAGAGCAGTTCAACAATAAGCCGCGCTTCGAGGTGAACAAGATCCACCTGTCGGTGATGCGGATTATCAACGAATACCGAAACAACCGCATCACGGTGGACTTCGTGAGCAAGGACGGCACGTCAGACGATAAGCTGGCCGATACTTGCGATATGCTATTCCGCGCAGATGAGCAGGACAGCGGTGCGGATGAAGCCTATGACAACGCCTTTGAGGAAGCGGTGGGCGGTGGCTTTGGTGCATTCCGCCTGCGCACTGAATACGAAGATGAGTATGACGAAGAAAACGAAAACCAGCGCATTCGGATCGAACCGATCTATGACGCTGACACAACGGTGTTCTTTGATCTAGACGCCAAGCGCCAAGACAAGTCTGACGCGAAGGTGTGCTTTGTGCTGACCTCGATGACGCGGGATTCCTACCGCAAAGAGTTTGATGACGATCCAGACACATGGCCGCACGAAATTCACCAGAATGAATTTGATTGGTCAACGCCTGACATGATCTTCATCGCCGAGGTTTTCCGCGTTGAGGAAGCATCGGAACTGATCCGCACGTTCCAATCTATCGACGGCGAGGAAACCCGTTACAGCGAGAAAGACTTCGCTGACGATCCAGAACTTGAGAACATGCTGACGGCTACGGGTCAGGTCGAGGTGCGCCAGAAGCGCGTGAAGCGCCGCAAGGTGCATAAGTATATCATGAGCGGCAACGGCATTCTGGAAGACAGCGGCTATATCGCTGGCACTGAAATCCCGATTGTGCCTGTTTACGGAAAGCGCTGGTATATCGACAACATCGAGCGCTGCATGGGCCACGTTCGCATGGCCAAGGATGCGCAGCGCCTTAAGAACATGCAGCTATCTAAGCTGGGCGAAATCTCTGCGCTGTCCACGACTGAAAAGCCAATCTTCGCAGCCGAGCAAGTCGCTGGCTATGAGGTGATGTGGGCAGAGGACAACCTGAAAAACTATCCGTATCTGCTGATCAACACCATGACGGATGCGAACGGCAACGAGGCTTTGGCTGGCCCGGTTGCATATACCAAGCCGCCGCAAATCCCGCCTGCACTGGCTGGCCTGTTGCAGATCACCGAGCAAGACATCAGCGATCTGTTGGGCAACCAGCAGGCTGGCGAGCAGATGGTTTCCAACATCTCTGGCAAGGCTGTGGAGTTGATCCAAAGCAAGATCGACATGCAGACCTACATCTACATGTCGAACATGGCCAAGGCGATCAAGCGCTGCGGTGAAATCTGGCTGTCGATGTCGCGCGATGTGATGGTTGAATCGGGCCGAAAGCTAAAGGGCATCGGATCGCAAGGGCAGATGTCCACAGTTGAATTGGCTCGACCTGTCCTGAACCCAGAGACGGGCGCGGTGGAATATGAGAACGATCTAAGCAAAGCCAAGTTTGACGTTGCGGTTGAGGTCGGGCCATCGTCGGAATCCAGACGCGCCGCCACTGTTCGGTCGCTGATGGGCATGATGCAACTGGCAACCGATCCAGAGACCCAGCAGGTGCTTGGTTCGATGGCGATGCTGAACATGGAAGGCGAAGGCATCTCTGACGTGCGAGACTTCTTCCGCAACCGTCTGATCAAGATGGGCGTGGTTAAGCCAACAGCAGAAGAACAGCAGTTGTTGCTGGAGGAACTGCAACAGGCGCAGTCGCAGCAGCAACCAGATCCGCAGGCGCAGTATCTGCAAGCAGCGGCAATGGAAGCGCAGGCCAAAGCAGGTCAGGCGCAGGCCAACACAGCATACACCTTGGCACGGGCTGAAGAGACCAAAGCCAAGACCGTTGAAGTGCTTTCTGGCATCCAGCAGAAAGAGCGCGACAGCGTATTGAACACGGCGAAGGCACTTCAAGAAGTGGTATCGCCCGGAATGCGGCAACCGCCCAGCCGCACATTCTAATGGGTGAGAATTGTATGAGGATCGAATGGACGAAGATAAGGCAGAATTTGACGACGATCTAGATGAAGTTGAGGAGCCGGAAGTCGAAGAACCTGAAGAGGAAGAAATCGACACTGAGGCCGAGACCGAAGAAGACGATGTTGTTGTCAGCATAAATGGGGAATCGCCTGACCCCGAAGACGAGAAGGAAGTTAGCGCTCCCGGCTGGGTGCGTGATCTTCGTAAATCGTATCGTGAGGAAAAGCGTCGAGCGAAAGACCTTGAGCAGAAGGTGCAGCAGCTGGAGCAGCGGACACAACCCGCGCAACAGCCGCTAGGCCAGAAACCCACGTTAGATTCGGTTGACTACGACACCGAGCGTTATGAGACGGCACTTGCGGCGTGGTATGAAAAGAAGCGCCAGCATGACGACAGGCAACTATCCGTCCGGGCTGAACAGGAAGCTGTTCAGAAGGGATGGGAGAAGAAGCTTGAGGGTTATCATTCTGCGAAAGCAGGCTTGAAGGTCAGGGACTATGACTTCGCAGAAGAAGTTGTTCAGGACACCCTAAGCGTCATGCAGCAGGGGATGATCGTGCAAGGTGCGGAAAACCCCGCATTGCTCGTTTATGCTCTGGGCAAGAACCCAAAGAAAGCGAAGGAACTTGCTTCTATAACCGATCCCGTAAAGTTCGCCTTTGCGGTGGCCAAGTTGGAGACCAATTTGAAAGTCACGAATCGCAAGGCGTCATCCACGCCGGAAAAGAAGTTAAGCGGCACAGGCCGTCCTTCTGGAACGGTAGACGGCACCCTAGAACGGCTGAGAGCAGAAGCTGAACGCACTGGGAACTACACGAAAGTGACCCAGTATAAAAAGCAGAAGCAATCGGCATAAACCCATAAAGGACATGCCAAATGGCAAACTCGTTTTCTAAAGAAGAGCGCGTAGCGTTCGAAGACATCCTCTCCGGCTTTAACGACGCACTCGTTTTGTCGTCGTTGGTCACTAAGTATAACACCAACGGTCAACAGATGGAGCGTTCGTCGGACACCATCTGGCGCCCTGAACCCTACATCGCACAGTCGTTTGATGGTTCGGACGCTACGTCCAACTTCAAAGACTCGACCCAGCTTGCTGTGCCTGCAACCATTGGCTACCAGAAGCACTCGACGGCGCTGCTGACCGCAAAAGAACTGCGCGACCAGTTGCAGGAAAACCGTCTGGGTCAGGCTGCTGCTCAGAAGCTGGCTTCTGACATCAACGTGGCCGTGCTGACTGTTGCTTCTAACCAAGGCACTATCGTTTCCAAGCGCACCACCGCTGCATCGGGCTTCACTGATGTTGCAGAGGTTGATGCTCTGATGAACGAGCAGGGCGTGATGATGAGCGACCGCAACTATGCGCTGTCCACCCGTGACTACAACGGAATGGCTGCTGACTTGGCTGCGCGTCAGACCATGATCCAAATCCCGACCGAAGCGTATCGTCGCGCTTACGTTGGCGAAGTGGCTGGCTTCCAGACCTATAAGATGGACTATGCAACCCGCCTGACGGCGGCTGCTGGCACAACTGTGACGGTCAACGGCGCTAACCAGTATTACACCCCCAAGGCCACCTCGACGGCTTCGACGGGTGAAGTTGCAAACGTGGACAACCGCTACCAGAACCTGACCATCGCTGTTGGCGGCGGCACGGTGAAGGTTGGCGATGCGTTCACCATCGCAAACGTCTTTGCTGTTCACCACATCACCAAGCAAAGCACTGGCGTTCTGAAGACCTTCCGCATCACCGCAATCGTCTCTGGTTCGGGCGGTTCGGGCGTGGTCACGATCAGCCCGCCGATCATCTCCAATGGCGGTTCGACCGATGCCGAAGCGCAGTATAAGAACGTGACTGCAACGCCTGCAAACGGCGCGGCTATCACCTTCTTGAACACTGTGACTGCAGCAGTGAACTGCTTCTGGCACCGCGATGCCATCGAGTTGCTGCCCGCATCGTTGGCGATCCCGACTGATGCTGGTGCTGACATCATGCGCGCAACGACCGATCAGGGCGTTGAACTGGTGATGCAGAAGCAGTTCGACATCAACACCCAGAAGACCAAGTATCGTTGGGATACTTTGTTCGGTGTGGCGATGTTGCAGCCCGAAATGGCTGGCATCCAGTTGTTCTCGCAGACCTGATAACAACGGAGAGGGGGTTTTGGCCCCCTCTCTTTTCATAGGGGAATGACATGGCGCTTAAAAAAGGTTACAGTAGCAAGACCATCGGCTCCAACATTAAGGCGGAGATGAAGGCCGGAAAGCCCAACAAGCAGGCGATTGCTATTGCTCTCAGCACTGCTGAAAAGGCCGCAAAGAAAGCTGGCAAGCCATCAAAAGCACCCAAGAGGAAAATGGCATGACTGTGATGCTCTACAAATCGCCGGGGCCGCACAAGTTTCATGGTGGCGATTTTGATTATATCGTTGTGGATGAGGCTGACGTTGATGTGTGCTTGGCCGAGGGCTGGGCGCTGACAACGACTGAGGCTGGCGACAAACCCAAGCGCGGTCGCAAACCAAAGTTTGAGGAATAAATCATGGCCTTCACGAAGCGCGACATCATCAATCAAGCGTTTGCCGAAATTGGCATGGCTGACTATGTGTTCGACCTGCAACCGCAGCAGCTTGAAAATGCGCTTCGCCAGTTGGACATGATGATGGCGACATGGAATGGCAAGGGCATCCGCATCGGCTATCCGCTGCCATCATCGCCCAGCGGTAGTGATCTGGACGAGAACACTGGCGTGACCGACATAGCTTTAGAAGCCATGTATTTGAATTTGGCCATTCGGATTTCCAGTGGCTACGGCAAGACCGTCAGCCCGGAAACCAAGGCCGCTGCAAAGTATGCTTACAACCAGTTGCTTGGTCGGTCGGCGCTGCCGATTGAAATGCAGATTGGCAATCAAACTGTTCCATCGGGTGCTGGCAACAAGGGCTGGCGCTACTACAACAACCCCTATTTGCGTCAGCCTACCGATCCTTTGACGGTTGGCTCTGATAGCATTCTTGATCTGGAGTGAATCATGGCTAACATCAACCAACTTTCCTCAACCTCGACATTGCAAGGCGGCGATCTTCTAGCCGTCTGGGCGCAAGACAACGGCGACACGCGAAAGGCTTCCCTGACGCTTGTGTCAGACTACATCGCTGGCACGATTGATCTGCCTGTTGACATCAGCCTAAGCCAATACTCTGCTCCCAGCGCAACGGGATTTACGGTGGCGATTACGGCTGCGAACACATGGCTGGTGTTGAACCCAACCAACGCATTTGCAGCCGGAACGATTGTTCTTCCCACTGGTGTTGCAGACCTGTCAATGGTTTCAGTTGTCACGACCCAAGCTATCACGGCGCTGACGGTTTCTGTGTCTGGTGCTGCTGTAATCGGTGCGCCGACATCCGCTGCGGCCAACACGGCCTTCACTCTGCGCTACGATGCAGTTACCAACTCTTGGTATCCCGAAAATCAGAACTTTCTGAGCGCGACTGCGTTTGCTCTGACCTTGCTGAACGATCCTGACGCTGCAACGGCTCGAGCGACCTTGGGTCTTGGGACGATTGCAACGCAGGCTGCGGCCAGTGTGGCTATCACAGGCGGATCAATCACTGGCATCACAGACCTTGCGGTTGCTGATGGCGGAACGGGATCATCCACGGCTTCTGGTGCGCGAACCAATCTTGGCGCTGGTGCAGTTGGCGCAAACGTATTCACTGCGGCCACGGCACTTGCAGCGCAGCAGGCTATGGACACCGAGGTTGGCGTGGATGTGCAGGCATACGATGCTGACCTTGGCGCTTTGGCTGGATTGGCTACGAACGGCATGATCGCACGCACTGGTGCTGGAACGGCGTCTGTGCGCACCATTACTGCCGGGGCTGGCATCGTCGTTGCGAATGGTGACGGCGTTGCTGGAAACCCAACCATTACGTCAACAGACGTTCTTGAGAGTGTCTCTGCTGCTACCATTGCTTCCATTGTCAGCGGGATCAACACCACTGGCAAGGCTGCTGGGAGAATGGTCTGGGACACCACCAACGGAAGAATCAAAGTGGCAACGGGTGCGCTTGCTGCATCGTCGTGGGTGAACGCGGATGGCACAACCGCTGTGATACCTACCTAATATGACACAGCCACCACGGCATACAATGTAAAGGAAAGCAAAATGTCCACGTTCATCTATCCTGCGTCAGTCTCTACCCAAACAGATGTTTCGATCCCAGTTGGTCAGACGCTGGTTGTCGGCAGCACTGGCAATCAGCAATCGTTTGTAAACGTCAATAACACGCTTGTGTCGCTGTCAGATCGCGCACAGGCTTTTGGCCCATACACTGGCGACCGCATTGCAACCATCACCAACTATTATTCCACTGTGGAATATGCTGTTGGTCTTTCTCCAGCGCTGCGCAGTTTCCCGAATCTGGTTAGTGAAAACTTCGTTGGTGTTGGTTTGGTTGAACCCGCAGCAACCTTCGCAACGCTGACCTATGAAACCAACGCTGGCTTAGTTCGCCTTGTCAGCGCCGGAGCGCACGGGCTGACCGCAGCAATCTCTGTTGGGGCAAGCGTCTATGTGACTTGGGCAACAGGCACGGGCGTCAATGGCCTTTACGCTGTCACCGCGCTGGATGCGGACACAACGGGCGTCAAGATCACCATCAACTACCCCTACGTTTTGGGCCTTGGCACTCCGACTGTTGCGGTGGCAAACACTGTTGTCACTCTGGCATCAGTGACCATTCCCGCATTCTCAATGGGTATCGGCGGCGGGATGGAAATCGACTCGCTGTTTTCGATGACGAACAATGCCACGGTTAAAACGCTTGGCATGACGCTTGCGGGAACATCTATTCTGTCAGCAGCACTTGCAAGCAACGCAAGCGTTTCTGTCCAGAAGAACTTGGTTAACCGTGGATCATCTACGATTATTACCAACTCAACAACATCGGTTGGCCACGGCCTATCAACAGGTGCAATTGTTTCGGTGACTGCAGATGCAACGACCGATCTGGTGTTCGCAATCACAGCACAGCCTGCCACGGCAAATAACCTGATGCGCCTAGAATACTTCAAACTCAACATCAGCTTCTGAGGTAGTTGATGCAAATCCCAATTTTGTCGGGCATCTACGCAGACGGATCGCCAAACTTTCGGACATCATATCCGAAAAACATGGTTCCCGTTCCTAAAGAGAATGGGATTTCGAAAGGCTATCTGCGGCCCGGCGAAGGGATCGTTGAACTAGGAAATGGCCCCGGCATCAGTCGCGGGGCCATTAACTGGAACGGCGAACTTTACCGCGTGATGGGGACTAGCTTGGTTTCCATTTCTGGTAGCAATGTTGTCACAGTGATTGGCGATGTTGGGTCAGGTGGCCGCGTTACGTTTGACTATGGCTTTACCTATCTAGCTGTAACATCGGGCGGTCGGCTGTATCTGTATGACGGCACCACTCTGACACAAGTGACCGATCCAGACCTTGGCGTGGCTCTAGATGTGGTTTGGGTTGATGGTTACTACATGACCACTGATGGCGAGTTTCTTGTCATCACAGAATTGAATGACCCGTTCTCTGTGAGTCCTCTGAAGTATGGCTCGTCTGAAGTTGACCCAGACCCGATCAAAGCCATCTGGAAACTGCGCAACGAAATCTATGCTCTGAACCGCTATACCATCGAGGTGTTTGACAATACAGGTTCGGCAGGGTTTCCATTCCAGCGAATCAGCGGTGCGCAAATCCAGAAAGGCACAGTCGGAACCTTTGCCTGCTGTGTGTTCATGGATGCCATTGCGTTTATCGGCGGCGGTCGGAATGAGGCACCAGCAATCTATCTTGGGGCCAATGGAAACGCGCAGAAGATTTCCACCCGTGAGATTGAAGAAGTCTTGCAGGAATATACCGAAGCCGAGTTGAGTATATCCTATATCGAAGAAAAGATTGACCGGGCGCACCAGCACCTGATCGTCCACCTACCGCGCCACACGTTCGTGTTTGATGGCGCTGCATCAACCGCGCTGTCTATGCCCGTTTGGTTCATGCTTTCGTCTACGTTGGTTGATGAGGACATCTGGAACGCGACCGAGTGCGTGTGGTGCTATGACCGCTGGAACGTGGCGCATCCCACAACTACCCAATTTGGCTATCTTGTCGACAACATCAGCACCCACTGGGGCGAAACCATTGGCTGGGAGTTCGGCACGCTGATCGTCTACAACGCTGGCAACGGCGCTTTGTTCCACGACATGGAATTGGTCAGCCTGACAGGCTCAACAGCATTCGGCGTCGATCCCACGATCTGGACGCAGTATTCGGTCGACGGCATCACTTGGAGCGTCGAGAAGGGCATCAGCGCAGGGACCATAGGACAGCGCAACAAGCGCCTAGTCTGGTTCCAGCAGGGGAACATGCGGAACATGCGGATGCAGCGCTTCCGGGGCACCTCTGACGCTCATGTGGCCGTTGCAGCACTGGAGGCGCGGGTTGAACCGCTGGCATTCTAATGGCTGACCCAACAGTTCCAACACGCAACCAGATCGCGGCACTTGCCCAGAATGACCCGGCAATGATCAAGGCGCTTGAACGTCTGTTCATCGTGGCGGGTGATTTAACGCCTGCCGACATTGCCACGCTGACGCAACTGATTATTGACAACAGCTACGCCACTGGCGCAGCAGACAACAAAGCAGATGTTGCACTGTCTGAAGCTGGGATAGCAAAGGCGTTGGCCGATCTGGTGGCGCGTGCGCCATCACCTGCGTCTCAAGAGCAAATCAATAGTCTACAACAGCAGATTTCCGCGTTGCAGCAAACTCCGCCGCCCAAAGAATACCGCACGCCGCGTTATGGGTCTTTCTACGACACGACATCACAGACGGCTGCTGCAATCAACACCGCTTACGCCATGACGTTCAACACCACAGACCTGTCAAATGGGGCCTATCTGGGAACGCCAACATCCCGCGTCTATGTTGATCGTTCCAACGTCTACAACATACAGTTTTCGGCTCAGGTGGATAAGACGGCTGGCGGTGTGGCGCTGATGTGGATTTGGTTGCGCAAAAATGGGGTCAATGTGCCTGATAGTTCCGGGCAAATTCGCATCCAAGGCAACAACGCAGAAGTCATTGCGGCGTGGAACTACATCATCCAGTTGAACGCTGGCGACTACATCGAATTGATGTGGGAGGTCGACAATACTTCTGTTATTCTACTGGCCGAGGTAGCATCGGCAATCCATCCATCTGTGCCGTCAATCATATTGACTGTCACAGATAACGTTAGCACTTTGGAGGTCTAATCATGGCTGTTACAACGACCGTTCTAATCGCGGCTAAGACAGCCGAAGCAAGCCAAACCGCCCAGTATACCGCAAGCGGTGTTAGCACGATTATCGACAAATTCACTGCCACAAACTACGACACGGTGGCGCGAACAATCAGCGTCAACCTTGTGGCATCTGCGGGATCTGCTGGAAACGACAACCTGATCGTCAAGACTAAGACGCTTCAGGCATCCGAGACCTACACCTTCCCCGAACTGGTCGGGCAGGTGATTACGCCGGGTGGGTTTATTTCCACAATCGCCAGCACTGGCACTGCTATAAACATTCGCGCTTCTGGAAGGGAGATTTCGTGATGGACGAAATGATGATTGAATTTGGTTTGCCGAAGCAGAAGATTGTTTCGACAGCCGAGAACCGCAAGAACCGCCAAGTGGTGATCGATGAATGGAAGCTGGGGCCAGAAAAGGCATCGGTCGAACCGTCAGCCAATGGCCCGTTCTGGAAGGGTGTCGCGGCTGCTTGGGACATGAGCGAGAAAGAGGCTCGCCGCCGTCTCTGTGCCAACTGCGAATACTTCCAAAACGATCCCATGATGCAGGCGAAGATGGAAAGCATCCCGCTGGACAAGTTTGATATGGATGGTGGTGGCCGAGGCTATTGCGAGAAGTTTGACTTTATCTGCCACAACTTGCGTGTCTGTCAGGCTTGGGAAGAGGACGACTGATATGGACTATCGCAGCCTCGCCAGCCAGATCGCAGTTGAAGAAGGTGTTGACCCTGACCTGTTCATGCGTCTGGTCGAGGCTGAAAGTTCATTCGATCCCAATGCCACATCGTCGGCTGGCGCGATTGGATTGACGCAGTTGATGCCCGGCACCGCAAGCGATCTGGGCGTCGACCCGACCGATCCCGTGCAGAACCTTCGCGGTGGTGCGCGATATTTAAAGCAGCAATTGGACAGCTTCGGTGATCCAACACTGGCACTTGCTGCGTATAACGCGGGGCCAAGCAATGTTCGCAAATATGGCGGCATCCCACCATTTGAAGAAACCCAGAACTACATCAATCGCATCATGGGCATGGCTTCAACTGGCCCGCAGCCTATGGAAACCGCACCAGCGCAGGGCGACTTTGCGCGTGGGTTTCAGCCAGCCCAGACGTTGGCCGATCTATATCCCAAGCCAGTTGATCCATATTCGCTCTACGATCCGCGAGCAATTCAACAGCGGTATGCACTCAAATGACAAACCTTGATAAAGCGCCGGTTTTCTGCGATACTGCGCGGGCTGAGACATTGGCCAACCAGCAGGCAAGTTCTGACAAGGGACGGCCAATGCGTGAAATCCTAGAACATCACCTGATTGAGACACTGGCCATCCCAGACGATGCTTCTCATTGGTTGATGGGCATGTGGGACGCAATCCAGTTCTTGGATGATGTTGCTGATGGCGATGCCGTTAGTCGCGGTGCATTTGATCGAGCATTGCATCATTTGCTGGTTGGCTTGCCTTCTAACGCATTCTTTATGGCACATGCGCAACAACTTCTGCCAGTTGTCGCTGTCCAGCTTTTGAAGTGGCAGGCTTCCGACATCGTTGAACGTGCAGGCGCGGCTGACGCCCGCAGCTACATGTGGCGGGCTGGCTATTACGATCTGGTGCTTTGGGTGGTTCAGTTGTGCCATGGCTATGATGCGGCTGTGACGCTAGCACCTGTTGTCATGTCGCTTTATGGCGAAACCGCCGAAGATTACGAAAAGGAGTTCGCCAATGCCTAATCCTATGATTGCAATGATTGGTGGAAGTGTTGGAAGCGCTGTTATGCAGTCGAGCGCACAGAAAAGCGCAGCGAAAACGCAAGCAGCATCTGCCCAAAAAGGGATTGAAGAACAGCGTCGCCAGTATGATGCGATGCAAGCATTGCTGAAGCCATACGTTGAGGCTGGAACGGGTGCTTTGTCTAACCAGTTGGCGCTGGCTGGTGTGTCTGGCGCAGAGGCGCAGCAAAAGGCCATCAACGCCCTGCAGCAAGGCCCAGAGTTCAATGCGCTGGTGCAGCAGGGCGAGCAGGGTATCTTGCAGAGCGCAGCCGCTACGGGTGGCCTACGCGGCGGGAATGTTCAGGGTGCTTTGTCTCAGTTCCGCCCGCAGGTTTTGTCTTCACTGATTGAGCAACAATATAATCGTCTGGGTGGCATTGCTGCATCAGGCCAGAATGCGGCGACAGGCGTTGGAACCGCTGGAATGCAGACAGGCACAAACATCTCTAACCTTCTCGCCCAGCAGGGCGCGGCGCAGGCTGGTGGAACGCTTGCGGCTGCGCAAACGTGGGGCAATACAATCGGCAGTATCGGAACAGGCATAGGTCGTGGCTTGGCCTATCAAGGTTATCAACCACTGGACGCTCAAGGTAACAAAATGGCACCCCTGAACTTTGCCCAAGGCTTCATGGGGGGATTCCAATAATGGACCCGATTAACTACATGCTTGATGTCAAGAACCCCATCGAGGAAGCCATCAAGGGCTACACGATGGGCCGCAATGAAATCGCCCAGCGGCAGGACATGCAAATCCAGCAACAAAATGCAGCACGGCAGCAGGAAGCATTTGCAATGCAGAAATCCGCGGCTGACAAAGCCGTGGCTGATGCACAGGCTGGTCAGGCTGAACTGGCGCGGCTGGCAGGCTTAGGCGCGGCTGCAACGGCAGAGGATTACATGAAGGCATGGGTAGCCAATCCCGCAATCCGTGATGATCTGAACAATCTAAAAACGATGATCACGGAACCGCAATCTGCGGCATTGCTCCAAACTACTCAAAACATGTATGCCACCACTGCGTCTGGCAATGTTGAGGCAACACGAAACATCCTTCAAACTAATCTTGATGCGGCAATGAATTCTGGCGATCAGACAATGGTTCCAGCATACAGGGCAGCATTGGATCAACTGGACCAAAATCCAGAAGGCGCAATGTCGCAATTGAAAACAATGGCGGCAATGACGCTGATGGGTTTGAAGGGGCCGGAATACATCAAGGCAATCAATGAAAGCCTTGGCCTTGCAGGTCAAGAATACCGTCCGGCAACCCCACAAGAGGCCGCGGCCTATGGTGCAGTCGCGGGGCAAGTAAATATCAAAACGGGCAAGTTTGAAGCAAGCAATCCGCAAATTGGTCTTTCATTCACAACAAACCCAGATGGCACAACGACATTCACCCAAGGCCCGGGTGTTGGTGGTGCTGATGTTAGGAAGCCGAGTCAAAATTACGTTTATGGGACTGATGCGGCAGGCAGGCAAGTGGCGCAGCCAATTGCTGGAACGCCCGAGGCTTTGCAAGTTACAGAGACCGCAGGAAAGCTAGATGCCGCCATAGAGGTTGGCAATAATATGTTGGCAACACTTGAATCTATTGTTGGCCGTCCTGCTGGTGATGGCATGACAGCAGTAAAGCCAAATGCGGCGCTTCCCGGAATTTTGGGAATGTTTGAAGGGCGATTGCCAGCAAAAACACAAGCACAAGCTGACCTGCTTGCAAAAGTTGAGCAAGTTCAGGGCCAAGCATTCCTAGAGGCATTTAGCATCTTGAAAGGTGCTGGCGCTATCACAGAACAGGAAGGCATCAAGGCAACACAGGCTTATGCTCGCTTGCAAAGAACGCAAAGCCCAGAAGCATTTACGGCCTCACTGAATGAGTTTGCCGACATTGTTCGTCTTGGCATGAAACGTGCGCAAGATCAAAAGATGGCGTTGCCGCAAATTGCTCCAGTGACAGCAGAAGGCAGCGGATTGCCTCAATCTTTCTTGTCTGACCAATCCGCTATTGACGCAGCAAAAAATGCTGGCGTCACGCTTCAAGACATGTGGAACATCATGACCCCAGCAAATAAGGCGCGTTATGGCAAATGAAGCAATTGACTTTAACGCTCTTGCAGCCTTAGCCGCAGCTGCGAAAGCCGCGTCACAAGCAAAACAACAGCCCGCCCCGGCTGCTGAACCAACAACTACGCCAACAGATCGCCCATCTGCGCTTGATCAACTAGTGCAACGTGGCTTCACAAAGGCCATTGCTACATATCAAGACGGACAAATTCTTGAAAACCCTGAAACGGGTGAACGCGCATTTGTTTCGCCGGGTTATGTGACGCAGGATCAGCAAGTGATTGCTGGCATGATGGAAGGCACTTCCCCAGCCGAGACGCAGCGCGGACAGATGCAAGAGCAGATCATTGCTCAATATCCAGTGGCATCACGGGCAGCAACTGCGCTGCAAGCCGTGCCATTTGTTGGGTCTTATACTGATGAAGCAGTTGGATTGGTAAGCCCAACGGCAGCGAATGCCATGACGCAAGCGGCGACTGCGGTGCAAGAGCGCCGTCCGGGTCAGGCTGCGGCATTAGCTGTTGGCGGGACGCTTGCGGCATTGCCAGCAATAGTAGCGGCAACACCTGCGGCTGTTGGAAGTTTTGTCGGCGGTGCGGCGTCTATGGGCGGGCAAATTCTGCGCGGTGCATTGTTGGGCGCAGCGGGTGGAGGCACTGAAGGAGCGGTTTCTGGATATGGCCGAGGCACTGGGGAAACTCGGGCTACTGAAGCAGTTTCGGGTGGCCTTATGGGGACAGCGCTTGGCGGTGCATTAGGCGGCGCAATGCCGCTTGTATCTGCTGGCGTTCGCAGTGCATGGCAAAACATCAAGGGTCGCTCAGTCGGGCAAATTGCAAAAAGTTTGAACATCTCGACTGATGCGGCAAAGGTTGTCCGCACTCATTTAGAAAATGATGACCTGACCGCAGCGGCAGCAGCACTGGACCGTGCCGGATCAACTTCAATGCTAGCCGATGCAGGCCCCGGCACGCAACGTCTGCTTGATGCGTCTGTGACATATGGCGGGACAGCGCCACGCATTGCTGGCGAGGCTGTGACGCGCCGTGCAGAGGATGCGGGCGCACGCATGACGGGAGTGATGGACAACATTCTTGGCGCACCAGAGGGCGTTGGAACGTCTCAGCGCGCCATTCGCCAAGGAACAGCGCAGGCGCGGAATGATGCTTATCGAATCGCCTATGCCCAGCCCATTAATTACGCCGCTGGACGTGGGAAGTTTCTGGAAACGTTGTTAAGTCGCGTCCCTAAGTCGGCAGTTGATCGAGCGAATGAACTGATGCGCCTTGAGGGTGTTCAGAGTTCGCAGATTTTGGCAGAGATTGCACAAGATGGCTCTGTTACCTATCGCCGCCTGCCAGATGTTCGTCAGCTTGATTATATCACGCGAGCGATGGGAGATGTAGCCGAGGCTCAGAACGCAGCTGGGAAACTTGGCGGCACAACGCAGCTGGGCCGAGCAACTAGCAATCTGCAAAAGACCATCCGCGATGTTTTGAAGCGCGAGGTTCCAGCATATGGAACAGCGCTTGACGTAGCATCTGACGCCATCAGCCGTGTCCGAGCAGTTGAACTTGGCGCTGACATCCTGCGATCTACAACAACGCGGGAATTTGTTAGAGACGCGCTAAAGGGTGCTAGTAAGGCAGAGAGAGATGCCGCAAAGGCAGGTTTCCGTAGTGCCGTGGATGATCTACTAGCTAATGTTAATGCAGTAGCATCTGACCCAAACATTGAAATTCGTGAGTTTCAAAAGTTAGCTAATAATCTCAGAAGCCGATCCATGTTTGAAAAGATGCAAACATTGTTAGGTCCAAAAGATGCGGATGCATTATTTAACGCCCTTGATGAAAATGTTGTTGCATTGGAGTTACGGGCTGCAATTGCCCGTAACAGCGCAACTGCTGGGCGACAGGCTATCAAGGGAACCGTTGAAGGCATAACTGCACCCGGACCGTTATATATGCTGCGGGCTGGTAATCCGGGTCAAGCTGCAAAAAGAATGGTCCAAGTCTTTACAGGAACAACCCCAGAGGCTCGCGCACTGCGCCAGATGGGCATCTATGACGAGATTGCTGCGACACTGGTTAACCTACGCGGCCCGCAAGCGCAGATGGCTTTGAAGCTGGTTGAAAAGGCAATTGCTGGTGATGCTTTGACTGAGACTCAGGCCCGCATCATCGCTAAATCTTTGACCACACCTGCCGCGACAGCGCTGTATGGATATGGGCAAGCAGAGGCACAGCAATGATGCTATCCAAACGCCCCATTTTCGTGTTAAATGACACGCAAGGAGATCACAAATGCCGTTGACGCAGCTTGCACCGCCCTATCCGATCTTCACTGACAAAAGTGGTCTGCCACTGAACAATGGTTATCTGTATTTCGGGACAGCGAACCTGAACCCAGAGACAAACCCGATCACGGTGTATTACGACAGCGCGTTGACACAGCCCGCAGCGCAGCCTCTGCGCACGTCCAATGGCTATGTGATGCGCAATGGCTCACCCGCCATCATCTACGCTAACAGCCAGTTTTCCGTGACTGTGCGTGACAAAAACCGCGCAATGGTGATTTACAGCCCGGTCGGCTATGGAATAACGCCCGGAACGTCGGCCACTATCACTGGCCAAATCACCTACAACCAAGGTGGAACTGGCGCCGTTAACCGCGTTCTGACATCTCGCCTACAAGACTATATATCAGTTAAAGACTTCGGCGTTGTTGGCGACGGGACAACGGATGACACGGCGGCATTTAATGCGGCCAGAGCGGCGGCGAGGGCTGCGAAACTTCCTTTGATGATTTATGGAACACCAAGGATCACATCGCAGCTTCTGGTCGACCAAAAAGAGCATTGGATTTTTGATGGTTTTCTCGGAAACATTTCTGGCTCTCGTCCCTCATCCTATCTCATCAAGGCCTCTTCTGTTTCTGGGGCGCTTGTGTGGATAATCGGTTCAGCCACAAATACACTTATCCAGTATGGCGGCATTGTTGGAGAAGCTGGAAACACTGGTGACGGGTATTTGATCCAAGCCAACAGCACTGTCCTTGAGTATCCCTACGTCGAAGGCGTCGGTCAGGATGGTATTCGTGTTGGCTCTGACACCCCCGGCTCCGGCATCAACACAAACTCTGTGTTAATCCACAAGCCCAAAGTTTTTGCCTGCGGTCGTCATGGGATTTACCTCAGTGATGGGGATGATACGCAACCTTCAAACGGAAACGCTGGGACTTTGTTCCATGCGTCAACTCAGTCAAACTCTGGTGACGGTATCCGTGTCGGGAACGCCAGTTGGTGGTCAATCATTAACCCGCTGTGCCAAGCAAATTCTGGGTATGGGATTTATCTCGAACCCAACTCATCTATCTCCATTTTCGGGGGTGACAGTGAAAATAATCCGGGCGGAAACCTGTTTTTAGCAAACCCTGAACGGAATAAAATTTACGATCTTGACGTAAATGGCCTGCGCTATTCGTCGTTGTTGGACTATGGACCCATTGCCCCTGCAATTAATGGGAACAATGTTGTTTTGAATCCAAATTTTGCAGATACTTCCATTTGGAAGCTGACTTCGGGATCAAGTATCTCTGGCGGCATTTTGACAATGAATGCCAGCAACGGTGCTTCTCAAAAATTAACCACCGTCAAAGGGAATAGCTACACCCTGAAAGTTACTGTTTCACAGGCAAGCAATCGCGGTGTGATAAAGGTTGGATCGACGGGCGCTGGGTCATTCAACATCCTAAGTGCAGGATACATCACGGGGACTGGGGTTTACGAATATTCTTTCGTCGCATTGTCTGAGAACACATGGGTCCAGCTTTCTGCCGATGTATCTGCTACTCCAGCTTGGGGCGTTTCTCTTGTGGAGGTATATGGGAAAATTGTGAGTAACGGCACCATCAAGCCGAGGCTGTCCACAACTGCGCTGGCTCCTGCATATGAGAAGGGCGCAATTTACTTCGACAGCACGCTTAACAAGTTGCGTGTCGGCGGTGCTTCTGGGTGGGAAACTATCACTTCAACGTAACGTAACGGAGGCTAAAATGCCAAGAACTTCTGTATCTGCTGCCGCACAAAACACGTTTTCACCAGCGATTCAAGTCGTTGGTAGTTTTGACATCTCAATCAGTGGAACATTTGTTGCGACTGCAACAGCGCAGCGTTCCGAAGATGGGACAACATGGCGCGATGTCAAATCATTCACTGTTCCAGCAGAAGAAGTCGGGTATGACCCAATTTTGACTTATTACAGAGTTGGCGTGAAAACTGGCGGTTATACATCTGGGACTGTTGTTGCGTCCATCAATGGATATGACGTATGGCCTAACCGTTTGTGAGGTAGTGATGCTTGTAATAGGCTCAGTTTTTTCACAGATTTTCAGGTCTGTGATTGGGGACGTGAATTGGACTCCATCATCTATTTTTTATGATGGGGCACCCGGTGTCTGGTATGATCCGTCTGACCTGGCTACGCTATTCCAAGATAGCGCAGGGGTTACGCCTGTGACTACTCCGGGGCAGACCGTTGGCATGATGCTGGATAAGTCTCAGGGGCTGGTGCTTGGGACAGAACGACTGACGAATGGAAACTTTTCGGACGGTTCGACCGGGTGGACCGTAACTGGCAGTGATGCCACGCACATTGCGACTTTCTCGGGCGGGACGCTTCGCTACCAAAGCGACACGACGACTCCCGTTCTTAACGTCGCGCAGGCTGGCGCACTGGTCATTGGTAAGACTTACCTCATTACAGTCGTAACCTCTGCCTACACCAGTGGCTCCATAAAGTCAGACAATTTTGGGTCTGCTATGGTTCTGTCGAACGGTCTGGGCACCAGAACACTTCGGGTAACTGCGTCTGCAACAAACTTCACACTCCTGCGCAACACCGTTAATGTGGACATCACTATTGATAGCATTTCCATTAAGGAAATCGCGGGCAACCACGCCACGCAAGCCACCTTGGCACAGCGTCCTACCTACCAGATCGACAGCAACGGCAAACCATACCTGTTATTCGACGGCGTGGATGACGGCATGGTCACGAATACGATCACCCCTGCCACCAATAAGGTTCAGGTGTTTGCTGGGTTGCGGAAGCTGTCGGATACGGCACAGAAGATTGTTGCAGAGATGTCTGCGACTATTACATCAAATGCGGGTGCTTTTGCTCTTACTGCACCAAATAGCGCCGCTGCAAACTATAATTTCAGCAGCAAAGGCACAACACAAACTGATAATGTCGTTACGACATACACTGCGCCGATAACAAGCGTCATCAGCGGCCTTGGCGACATTGCAGGGGCATCAAACTTAATCCGTGTAAATGGTTCTCAGGTTGGTGCAGTGCTTACCACACAAGGCACGGGGAACTACCTTGCCTATCCTCTTTACATTGGTCGCCGTGCAGGGGCGTCTTTGCCATTCAACGGCAGCATCTACAGCATGATCGTGTGCTTTGGACCTAACCTAACTACTGGTCAGATCACATCTGCTGAAACTTATGTAAACGAAAAGACAGGGGCTTACTGATGGAAATCACAACCATAGCTTGCCCGCCCGGCTACACTGATCCCAATGTGGCCGACAACGCACCGATCTGGCTTGATGCCAACGGCGTTGAATACATGGTCGCATCTGGGCCAATCGAGGGCTATGCAACGTCAGACCCAATACAAGCAACGCCTAAGCGTGTCAGTGTTGTTGTCGGGATGAATGGCCTAGATGCTTTGGCTGCGATGGGCCTGACTGTCAAAGAGGATGAAATTTAATCATGAGCAGCGTCCAGATCACCCCGCAGGAACTGGAAGACATGCTGGACCGTGCAGCGATCAAGGGCGCAAAGAAAGCGCTTGAGGATTTAGGGCTGCATGATGAAAGCGCTTCTGATGATCTGAATGAGATCCGCAGCTTGCTATCGTCGTGGCGTGAAACGCGCAAAGCGATCTGGGCGACAACTGTAAAGATGACGACTACGGCCATATTGTTGTTCATCAGCGGTGCGGTTTGGATGACACTCAAAGATAGGGTCGGCCAATGAGACCCATCAGCGAAATCATTGTTCATTGCACTGCCACCCGCCCTGAGTGGATGGACGGCAAGCGCACCAGCGAGAAGGTGGCAGAGGTGCGGCGCTGGCATGTTGAAGACAATGGCTGGCGTGACATCGGTTATCATTTCCTGATCGACCGCGATGGAACGGTTGCCAAGGGCCGACCGATTGAACAGGTCGGGGCGCACACAATGAACCACAATGTCGGCTCTATTGGGATTGTCTTGGTCGGTGGTCATGGGTCTGTTGCGAATGGAAAGATCAGCGACAACTTCACTGATCTGCAAGACGCAGCGCTTCATGCGCTGATTGTGAAACTGATGGCCATTTACAAAATCGCAAAGGTTAGCGGCCATAATCAGTTCGCGGCAAAGGCTTGTCCGGGCTTCTATGTTCCGGGCTGGTTCGGAAAATCATCATCTGCAAACATGAATGGATAGCAAAATGACGGCTCAGGAAATTTCTGGCATCGTGCGGGCCTTGGTTGCGGCTCTGGGCGGGTGGCTTGTTGGTCAGGGGCTTGTGGACTCTGAAACTATGATGACGGCTGGCGGGGCCGTCACAACGCTGGTGGTGGCAGCGTGGTCGATCTACTCAAAACGTAAGGCTGCTTGATATGGACGGCCTTTATAAAAACATCGCTGCCAAAAAGGCACGCATCAAGGCTGGATCGAAAGAGAAGATGCGCAAGCCCGGCACTAAGGGTGCGCCAACCAAGGCGGCTTTCGTAGCATCTGCAAAGACCGCGAAGCCTGCCAAGATGGCGAAGAAGAAATGAAAGACAGTCGGTTGGGAAAAGTGGGTGTGGCTGGTTATAACAAGCCTAAGCGCACACCAAACCATCCGACGAAAAGCCATGTGGTTGTCGCCAAGGAAGGCGACACCATCAAGACGATCCGCTTTGGCCAACAAGGTGTGAGCGGATCGCCTGCCAAGAAGGGTGAGAGCGAGGCCGACAAAAAGCGCCGGGCATCGTTTATGGCTCGCCATGCCAAGAACATCGCCAAGGGAAAGATGAGCGCAGCTTTTTGGGCCGCAAAAACAAAATGGTGATGTTTTGGACGGCTCTGCTTAAACTTATCACAGCAATCTTGTCTGTGGTGTCTGGTTGGTTTGCTGGCAGGGCGTCTGGGCTAAACACAGCCAAGATCGAGGAATTGCAAAGCTATGCTGACACTTCCAAAAAGATCGATGCAGTTGGGCCTGTGCCTGACGCTGACGCTGCTGCTGAGTGGCTGCGCAACCGTTCCAAGCAGTGAGGCAATCTGTGATGGCACGGCGCAAAGCAGGACGGCCCATGCGGCGGCACTGGTTACGGATGGTGGCCCGCTTTCGCTGGTCACGGGCGCAACACTAATCCAACAGATCGACGCCGGGTGTGAGGAATGACGCCCCGGCAGCGCGAAATCTACGACATGGTAAAGAAACTTGGCGGCAAGCGGGCCGCAGCGCGGGCATTGAACCTTGACCCAAAGACAGTTCGCCGCGCCTATATCGTCGCAGAGGCATGGATAAACGCTGACGAAGGAATCAAGGCTGCACTAGAAACAACTGGCCTGTCTATGGAAAGCGGCAGGCACGGCTGGCGGCGGGTGCAGAACAAAGAAACTGGATCGTGGGATTCGGTTTTCTGGAAGGCCGATGCAGCGCAAGATGATCTAACGTCATGGGCCGATCTATTCCGTGAAGCGCTTGGGTCTGTGCCTGAACCATTGCCAGCTCCAATGCCTGACAATGTGTCGCATGATCTGCTGCCGCGCTACATCGTCGCTGACATCCACTTTGGCATGAAGGCATGGAAGGATGAGGCGGGCGAGGAATACAGCATTGAGATCGCCGCTAAACGGCTGGCAGAGGCATCTGCGATGCTTATCAATGCCGCGCCGTATACGGATCGCGCAATCATTCTGAACCTAGGTGACACGCTCCACCAGAACGACAGCAAGAACATGACACCGACATCAGGTCACATCCTAGATGTCGATGGCCGCTTTGCACAGGCGGCGATGGCTGCGGTCAGATCACACGTTGCTTTGATCGAGGCGATGAAGGCCAAGCATAAACATATTGAGGTCGTGGTGCTGGCTGGAAACCATGATCCAGACTTCACGCATATGTTAGCTATCGCGCTTTTGATGCGATACGAAAACGACGAGCGGGTGACGGTCAATTTCAACCCTGCTAAATTGTGGTGCATGGAGTTTGGCCGCAACTTGCTGACGGCGCATCACGGCGACAAAACCAAGCCGGATCGTCTGGCAATGCAAGTGGCTGATGCTCGTGCGCCCATGTGGGGCCGGACGTATTGGCGTTACCTAGATACCGGTCATATACACCAAGACAGCAGCAAAGACATTGGCGGGATCTTCTGGGAAAGCCACCGGGCAATCACAACGCGGGACGCAGCTGCGGCTGGTTTTGGCTATACGGGCCGATCAACCATGAAGTGCATCACCGTGCATCGTTTACGGGGCGAGGTTATGAGGCACACAGCGGCAATAGGGTAATGCGTTTGCATTACTTTAACCATTGTTTAACCAGCGGCAAGTATTTGTGGTCTTCGCCGTATTTCTCAACCCACGATTCTTTGCCGTTATGAATTGCGTCTGCGCCTTCTTGGTGGTGCGCCTTGCAAAGCGGGATTGTCTCAAAGTCGCTGGCCTTGGGTGACCCATATCGACCAGAAAATACATGGTGGGCATCGCTCGGCCCGTGCTTCAAACAGATCACGCAGGGCAGTTGTTTGACGCGGGCAATGTGCGCCCGCGCCTTAGCTGTGCCACGTTCGGCCTTGGGTTTCTTCTGACCCAGTGGGCCGCGTTTTGCTAAATCCATTTAGGTCAACCATCTTTCCCACTTCAGGCACTGGATGTTGTTCTGCCGCGCCATGTCATACAAGTCAGATACTTTTGTCTTGGACTTTTTGGCACGTTGTATGGCCGCTTCAATACGGTCTTTTTCTTCATACAACGGCGGCAGTTTAGCATAGGCGGCGGTTTTCATAAAGGGCTTTAGAATCCAGTGCATATCAGTTCCTCGGTCTGGTTGGTGGAAGGATTTTGAGAACGGTTTTTCCTGCATCGGTCAACCGCCAATGGTTTCCGACAGTTTCAACGACAAAGAATGGCCCATCGTCCGGGGCATCTACACGTTCAGCCCATCCGACCAATTCGAGGCTGTAAAGCGCCGCGCCATGAACACCGCTGTGAATTGATGTGAAGACTTCTTGCCCGTATTGCTCAATGTCTTTGAGCGCTTGCCACCTTGTGGCGTTTAGTCTGGGTTTCATTGGAACTCCTGTTCATATTTCAGTGCTTCTGGATCAGTTAATCGCACACCTTGCGCCGTCCAGTTCCGCTGCATTTCATCCATAAACGCAGTCATTTGTTTTGCTGTCATTAGTCTTGTGACTGGCAGATCAAAGGCCTTGATCGCATCAAGTTTATTTTCATAAGGCAGGTCTTTGATTACTCGATCATAAGAAATCCGAAACGCCTCATTTTCGGCTCGCAAAATAGGAACGCCGAATCGAAGTTTGCAATCCGCTCGAACATCCTCATGGGTTTGGTCTCCAAGTTGTGTGGCAATGTCAGTAAACCACCGCTGTGCTAGTCTGTTCTGTGCAGTTGATCTTGGCGCACCTTGTGTCCATGTTACGGTTATTGGCAGTTTGCGCCCGCGCAACAGGTTTGCAAGCGCTTCAACATGGATGGGGTCTCTGATGACCTTGGTGGGCATCAGCCTGCGCCCTGATTTCTCAAAAATGAAATCAAAACATCTTTGACCTCATCGTTTGTTACGTTCAATTCCTTGGCTGTTTTTTCAAATGTTTCATACAAGTTATCGCCCCACGGCACGCCGTCTTTTTCTTCGATATTTTCAAAAGTTCTGATGATTAACTTTGCATCGATCAAGTTCTTCATCCTGCACCCTGATTGGTCCAGTGGCTCACCATCACTTCGCTGACCTCATCGCGTGGGATGTCCAGTTCTTTTGCCACCTTGTCCATCGTCATCGATGCCAAGGCATGCCATATGCCGCCAGCCTCTTCTTCAAGGCGGTCATATGTAGCAATGATTAGTTTTCGATCAGACATTAAACTTCTCCCGCAGCTGCTGAAGTTTCATTTCCAGATCGCCAAGGAACTTGATCACCTCGGCCTTGATGTCTGTCTGCGTGGCGTGATCTGCGTGGACCCGCTGCATCCAAAAATTCATATCGCCCGGCATACGGGGATCGAAGCTGACGAAATCGCACCATTCCCGCCCGCAGCACATCATCTGCACTTGCATCTGGATCATGTATTTCGACGGAACCTTGCCAGCCAGCAGCGTCTCAATGTGGGTGGCAGAGTTTGGGCATTTGATTTCGATCAGCCCATCCGATCCTACCAGCCCATCAGGTGATGCTCCGAAGCCAGCGATGGTCGGGTGTGGAATAAAGCCTGTCTCCACCACAGCCTCGCCTGTCATCAACTCGTAGGCCATGCGGGCCTGTGGCTCAGTATCCGTTCCCCACTGCATAGCGCTGCTAGAAAAGCCCTCTGTGGGCGTCTGCGTCAGTCGCTCGGTGATAAGCTGGGCCATGTAGTTTGCACGGCTGGCGCTATATCCCGTCTTGGTGGTCGCCATCACATCGGCGGTGCGGGATGCTGTGACACATCCCAACCGCGCTGCGAACCATTCTTCACTGCGCTGTTCCATTTGCCACCCCCAATGCTGATTTTTTGGTCAGCATGGCGATTGCGTCGATCGCTTGCTTTTCGGTCATGTCTTCTAGCTGCTTAACTTTCCAGTAAGCGCAAAACTTTGCCTCGTCTGTGTTTGTATCAAACATCAGGTCGCTCATTTCCACATATTGCTCTTTGCTGATCAGCTTGCTCGGTTCGACCTTGGGCGCGGCTTTCGCAGCTGCGTTGCCATCATCATCTTCTGGCGCGATGCCTGTGAGGCTCTCAAGGCCGATCCGCTTGGCATAGGTCGTGGCAGACTTCATCCCCTGCATATCTTGCTTGTTGATGATCAGCGGCACATCGCAGGAAACGCTGGTTTCGCTTGCGCCATGAACCAGCATCGTGCGCATCACGGCGCCCTGTTCATCCCGCACCATCATGTGGAACATGGCGATGCCTTGCTCGGTCAGCGCCGGGATGGCGACCGAAACCACATCGGCCAGATCAGCGTATTTCGATTTAAACGCGGGGTTGGTTGCGCCTTTCACAACCTTGCCCATGCCAGCCTGTGCTGCGCACAAAGCCATGTAGATGTTTTTATGCTCGGTCATTTCAGAACCCCAATCCATAACCCAAAAAGAACAGGCCGTAGGCCATTACAAAGAGCATCACAGCCCCAACTGCATCTTCGATCCATTCGCGCATTTAATAAAACTCCACTTCAATCCAAAGAGACAGGATGGCGTCCTGCAGCGCTTTTGGCAGTTCTTTTATGTCGACTGGCGTATCCAGAATGAACACTTGGTCAACCTCAACAGTGTTCATATCGACCTCTTCCCAGACAGGCGAACCCGGCACACCGAAGTCTGTGCGGACGCTCTCTGCGACAAAGCGAACCTTGATTTCTTCACCCTTGTAGTATGCTTGCATGGTCTTTTCTCCCATTCTTGCGTTGTTCGTCTAACATCGGTCTAACGATCTTGCTTGCGCTTGTAAACAACTATTTGCATCAGGCGCAACTTTGTGCAAGATGGCCGCATGGAAAACACATCACGCATCGCTCTGGCCCAGCACATCAAGGCCGAAAAAATGAAGAAGAAAGATTTTGCTGCCATGCTCGGTGTCAGCGCATCGCAGCTTTCCCGCTGGCTGTCTGGCTCGGTTGTGCCTGATCGCCTGTCACGCAAGTTTCTGGAGTTTGCCACAGGCGTCTCGTCGGATGGCTGGCAGTGAAGATTCAGCCCAGCTTTGCCCGCAAGACAGCTAACAAGTATGGCGCTAAGAAAACGATGGTTGGCGAAGTCCAGTTCGCAAGCAAAAAGGAAGCCCAGCGCTATATGGAATTGCAGCTGCTCGAGCGGGCTGGGGAGATCAGCAATCTGCGCCGGCAAGTCAAGTTTGAACTGATGGGCCAGCATAGGCCGCTATACACCCGCACGGGCCGGAAGATGAAATACACGGCGGACTTCGCTTATGTTGAAGACGGCGTTGAGGTAATCGAGGAATGTAAAGGCGCTTGGACTCGTGACTTTGAGGTGCGCTATGCGGTCGCCATTGCGATGGGATTAAATCTGCGCGTGACCTAGAAAACGCTTTATTTGATCTTGAATGAGGTATAGAAAAAGAAGTGGGCAGGGAACGCGGAAACGTTCAACCTGCCCTAAGTAAGCCGCAGCGGGGGAGAAGACCGCTGATCATCGGCAAGCGCAGCATGGATGCGCTGATCGTGGTTCTACACCGCGATTGGCAACTCCACAACCCAAGGAGTGCCAAGATGCACAGTTTCGACCCAGACATAGCGCAGCGCGTGGGCGTCCATGCCGCTGTAATCTACCAGAACATTTTCTGGTGGACCCAGAAGAACGCTGCGAACGGAAAGCATATCAAAGATGGGTATGTTTGGACGTTCAACAGCAGAACGGCCTTTGCCAAACTTTTCCCATATCTCACTGAAAGCCAGATCAAGACGGCATTGCAGAAACTTTGTGAGAGCGGGCTGGTCATAAAGGGCGAATACAACGCATCAAGCTATGATCGAACAAACTGGTATGCGCCGACCGAAAGCGCAAAATGGGTCAACCTTGCCATTGGTCAAGAATCGCCAATGGGCTGGTCAGAAAAGGCCAATGGGCTGGTCACTGAGGGCCAACCTATACCAGATATAAACACAGATCATAAACCAGTTGGTAAACAAGATAAGGCGGGCAAGCCGCCCGTGGTTAATGAAGCCTCAGAGATTTTTGATTGTTTGACAATGTGGGCTTCAGAAGCTGCTGTCAAAAGTTTCATCGAGTATCGCAAGAAATCCAAGAGCAAGGGCTTGACCCTAACCGCAGCCAAACGGCTTGCATCCACCTTACAGGAGATTTTTAATGCAGGAGAAAACCCCGATGACGCACTTGGTCTCGCAGAAGAA